TTTTCTTCTCTTCGGCAATGTCTTCCAGCATTTCTCCCTCCGCTCCAGCTTTGGTCACACTGAGAGGACGGTATTCTTCTTCCTCAAGCCCACCCTTTTTGTCTACCTTTTGTTTCTTAGAGCTAAAGTCTTTGCCGTAATAGAAGACATTTGCTAACTGAGGAATACCAAAAGCAGCAGCAATATTTTGAGCTTGCGGCATTGTGTAACCACTAACCGTACTTGCAACTGTTGGGTTTACTGTTGGTAATTTAACAGTTGGCGTAGGCGTTGCTGTAACAGTTGGTGTCTGGGTAACTGTTACCGTCGGAGTCTGAGAAACTGTTGTTGTAGGCGTTGGAGTCTGAGTAACTGTCGCCGTCGGTGTCGGAGTCTGAGAAACTGTTGTTGTAGGCGTTGGAGTCTGAGTAACTGTTACCGTAGCAGTAGGCGTTGTAGTTGTTTGTGTAGCAGTTGTTGGCTCAACAGTAGTTTGTGTGGCTGTCGTTGGTGTAGTTGTTGTCTGGGTGGCAGTAGTTGGAGTTGTTGTTGTCTGCGTAGCTGTTGTTGGAGTAGTCGTAGTCTGAGTACCAGTCGTTGGAGTGGTAGTAGTCTGCGTTGCGGCTGTAGGGGTTGTAGTTGTTTGCGTGGCCGTCGTCGGGGTGGTTGTAGTCTGAGTAGCGGCAGTTGGCGTAGTTGTAGTCTGCGTAGCCGTTGTTGGTTTTGTAGTTGTTTGAGTTGAAGTTGTCGGCTCAACAGTCGTTTGAGTTGCTGTCGTTGGTTTAGTTGTAGTTTCAGTAGTAGGAGTAACTTTAGTAGTAACTTCAGTAGTAGGCGTAGTTTCTGTAGTAACAACAGTAGTAGGTTTTGTTGTAGTTTCTGTAGTTGGAGTAGTTTCAGTTATAACTTCTGTAGTAGGCGTAGTTTCGGTTATAACTTCTGTAGTTGGAGTAACTCTTGTTGTAGTTCCAGTCGTGGGCGTAGTAGTAACTTGAGTAGTTACTTGAGTTGTAGGTGTAGTTTGAACTGTTGGCTGAGTAGTAATTTTATTGCTTCCAATAATATTAACTAAATCACCATAAGTAATTGGCTGACCTTCAGAATCTCTAGCAACAACAGTATCATTAGAAGGTTTTTGAATAACAATATTATCGTCAGCACCGCCACCGCCACTTTCCAATAGACGAAGATTTGTACTCGTCATTGTTTCTAAATCAGCAGGCGTAAATGATTCATCATCACCAAATAGTGATGGATATATTCTTAATAGATTAGCCGCAGTATCTATATTTACTCCAAGCATAGAAGCCAAACGACTGGCATCAGGCTGAGCTACTTGTGTAGTTGGATTAATTGACTGCCAAGGTTGAACTACTTCAGTTGTATCTGAGTAATCACCGGGTTGGACTACATAAGTAGTAGGTGTTGTAGATACTTGTGTAGTAGGTTGTACTGTTGCAGTCGTTGCTTGAACTGCTGTTGTTGGAGTAACAGTAGTAGTACGAGTAGTGGGAATTTGAGTAACTAAATCACTATTAACTGTTGTAGTTGTTGGTTTTTGTGTTAATAAATCATAACCAATAAATGATGTTACTTCAGCAACACCAAATAGTCCAATCAGTGCATTTCTTACTTTAACATCAAGAGCAGCAGCAGATCTAAGTGCTTCTTGACCTAATGGCGTAGCCATAGCCCTATTGATTACATTAGCAGCTTGAGTTGCAGCGATACTTCCAATGCCTGAAGCAGGGCCAACAAAAGCTAATTGGTCGTCACTAATAGAAGATAACTCATCAATAATACTTTGTGCATTAGCATCTATTGTTATTCTTTCACCAGTATTAAATAAGTTTGCATCTGTTGATTGATATTCAGTTAATCCATTATTCTGTAATGTAGTAATTAAATCGGTTGTAGTAGTTGGAGTAGTTGATACTGTTGGCGTAGTAGTAGCGGTAGTGTTAGCAGAATAATTCTGAATGAAATTACTAAACGATGTAGTAGCGTTTGCAATACCAGAAATATCGCCAGTTTTATCAAAATTATTGATAGCGTTAATGTAATTACTAGCCGCCGCCGCTAACTTTAAATCACTGCTTTTTGTCAGATCACCCGCTGCATTTAATATGCCCGTAGTGTCATTATTTTTAAAAGCATTGCCAAGATTTAAAATGTTTACGCCTGTGCGTAATTCGGGTGGTAGTGTTGCACCTGCGTACTTAACACCTGAATTAATCAGTCCTATTACATCATTATTAATAGCAGAATTTACAACATTTGCAACATCTTTAGCAGTTGCAATAGTGCCAGCATTTTGAGCAAGCCAACTGTTATTGAACAAAGCTTCGGCTTCTGACCATTTACCTGCATTTGCAAGCGCATCAATTTCAGCGGTTATGTTTGCAGAGAAACCAGAAGCCGCAGAAAGACCGCTAAAAGCCGCCGCCATATATCTACCATCTTTTGCAGCTTTTGCGGCGTTATAAGCTTGAATGTAAGGTGCGGAGGGTGGATAAACAACTGATAAAACAGTTAAAGCTATTGGAAGAACGCTTTCTTTAAACTCAGACCAACCATTTTTAATTTCGTAGGTTGTAGGAATAACTAAACCAGTTCCTGTTGTTGTCAACATGTAGCCGGTTTCATTGTTCCCTAAAGTTGTACCCGGCAGTATTACTGTCTTACCTGTTTTGATGTTGTAGAACTCGGTGGCGTCTTCATAGTAACCGTCGCTCCCGTCGCTCCCACCTCTGTACACCTGAACCGTACGTTCTTTAAGATCAGTAAGGCTTTCAACTCCTTGTGCTCTAAGCTTTTGGGTAAGATCCCAAATCATTGCCTCTTTTGACCCAAGACCGTTTTTTTCTGTTTTTGCTGCCCCGCCAGTAAAAGCACCCGTCATGCCATTCATGTTCGAAATGTTATTGACTTGATTGAACAATGTTGAATCAGCACCAGTAGCTGTAGTCCAAGCTGGGCCACCGCTATAGGAAAAAGTATCATCAGCATTTTTTGTAATACCCCACATCTGCAAACGCCAAGGTTCCCATCCTTGAAGTTCAGTTTGAGCTATTACTCCATACCCCGGTACATTTAAAGCATCAACTTCTCTTCTGCCATAGATAGTAGTAGTTGGTGTTAAAGATGCAGTTGGCGTAGTTGTTGCAATCGTAGTTGGTGTAGTAGTAGTTGTAGGAGTAGTAGTAGTTGTGGGGGTAGTTGTGGGCGTAGTTGTAGTTGTGGGTTTAGTCGTAGTTGTAGGTGTGGTTGTAGAAGTTAATCCTAAATAATTTTTTACATACTTTGTATAAGGATCGTCTGGATTGTCAGTAATGTACCTATCAACAGCGCCTTGAAAAACAGATGCAAAGTCTTCTGGCTTGACCGCACCAGATTGCAACATATTCAAGAAATGGTTGTATCCGCCTTGGTCAATTTGATTTGTGTTTCCACCAATTCCTGATCGCCCAATAGTGCCATAAGCATTTTGAATTATCTGGTCATAGTTAGGCGTATTTACAGAAGTAGAATTGCCAGTGTCAACTACAGTAGTAGGTGTAGTTGTAACTACCGCAGTAGTGGGAGTAGTAGTAGCTACTGTTGTAGTAGGTAATGTGGCAATACCAGAAATTTCTGTAGTAGGTGTAGTTATATTAGTAATTCCACCTACACCACCAGTACCATTCCAGTAAGGTGTAACACCAGCTTGTGTAAAGTAACTGTTTACAGTATCTTCATTGTAGTTTGTAGCACGGGCTAAGTCTGACGCAGAAACATTAAACTGCTGAGCCGCCGCAGCTATAGCAGCAGGATTATTAATATTAGCCTGTACATACGCAAGAATGTCAGCATCGGATACTTTTGGAGTTGTATCTTCAAATACATCTTTGCCAAATTGTTGGTCAAAATAATCAATAGCCATTATCCGACCTTCCAATTCGTTCCGTCAGAATAGACAGGCACAGCTACTGCCCCGCCAGTCACAACGGTTGCCCCAAATGTTGGGCCTAATGCGTCTGTTACAAAAGCTCTTGCACCCTTGCCTGAAGTAACCGCGCTGGGGAGCGTGGCCACAGTGTAATTAGTCAAAGGAGGAACTACGCCAGAAGCCATTAACTGCGTGGTTAACGCATCAATCCTGTTAAAGTACAGACGCAAGATGTTCAGCATCTGATCAAAATATATACGGTCGTACTCGTTCGGAGGAAGCGGCAAGTTAGGTGCGGCTACCTTGTTAAGCTCAAAATCGGTGGTAACAAGAAAGCTCATCGTCTGCCATCCGGTCTAATGTCAATACGGGTAGCACCCAACTGCCATGTTGTTCCAAGGTTTGTAGAACTTACCTTTAAGATAAGCTGACGACCACGAACCCTTGTATTAATCTGGCCTGTAAAACCTTCAGTCACTGTGTATTCAGCGCCAGTCTGTTTAGTTACATTGCCCGTTACCGCCGTGCCAGTTCCAGAGCCTGAGTTTTGCATTGGAAAGAGCGTGTAAACAACTTGCGGCGTAGGGGACGCATCTGATCCTGAGAAGGTTAAGTCAGGCAACATACGATATACAAATCCAAATCTATCGCCATCATCAATGTCAAACTCTGAGGATGAGATGTAAGCCTCAATACCTGCGGGCGTACCTGTCTCGTTATTGTCTAAGCCAGACTCTTGATCGACCAAGTTGTAGTTGTATGTAGCGGCAATAGGGAAGTCTCTTAGGCCAGAATCAAGCCAAGCTGTCCGCTCCATAGTGCCGTAGTACCAGATTTTTTCAAGGTAGTTGTACACTACATAACGGTTGGCAATTAAGCTACCAGCCGCGCAGTAGAACCACCAGATTTCGTTAAAACCCTCGTTTGTGCTGGCAAACACTTGCTGGTTTTGCTGGAGGTTAATGTCTTGATATACGTACCTGCGGAGGTCACATGGCAGTGTTTGCAAGCGTCCATCGTACAGATAGAACTTATCTACACCCATCCAGTACACCACGCCAGAAGCTTGAGTTGCTGCGTTCTGACCAAGGGTGGAGATGTTGTCACCCATCAACGGACTTGACCAAACAACTGGCGGGCCAATGGACTGTAAAGAATAGATAGCCGAGTCAGTCCAGACCAAAATCTCTTGACGGGTCTGAACGGCAGTTACGATGCTAGAGCCGTGCGACAACTGAACACTACCGGCCTGATTGGTTGCAGAGGGTGTCCAGTTAACCACAGATTCCTGATCCGACCAGCGAATCAGCATGGGGTTTTGTACACCCACAGCACCGATATCGTCGCACCCAAACGCAAACACAAACCTACTAATGTCAGATACAAAGACAAAGTTTTGAATGGTTGGGCAGTCTGAAGCCCCCGACAAACTCACAATGTCTATGCCATTAGGCATGATGTAGTGATCGCCAGACTGCGTTCCTGTCGTAGTAATAGCCGCTCCGCCAACAGTGGCCGCTAGGTTAAATGTATTGCCACTAGAGTTAATAACGTAGTAAATAGTTCCGGGAGACAAGCCAGTTGGTAACGCAGCAGGATACCCACTGTTGGTAAGAATAACCGGAGAGCCATTGGGCAAGCTAAAAGCGGCAGTAACTACCGCAGGAGAAGCTATGGTGATCGTAGCTAAAGACGGATATACGCCATAGCCAGCATCCCAGTAATAGATTGGGCCACCGCGGAAACCATAAACTAAGTCTTCACCAAAGTTGTTCTGGCTCCATAGGCGCAGGGCAGAGGTAGACGTACCGCCAAATCCCCAAGCTCCCGCACCCCACGTACCAGCACCCCAGCCAGCTAAAGGAATCTCGTATGGATCGCCTACGTTGATTTGATAGATTGCATTAACAGTTGAACCGCCACCAGCCGCAACAGTTGAAGTAGCTGCACTAGAGGCTGTAATAGTGTAGGTA